CTCTGATTGCATTCTTAAAAAATAATGAATTCGACAATATCTTCCTTGTGGGAGATATTGTTGACATTTGGAGATTCAGAGATGCTTTTGCGATGAGTTCTGAAAAGCAAACTCATCACATGGAAGTGATCGAAAGACTTCTCAAACTTTCCCGTAAGGGAACCAAGATTCATTACATTTATGGAAACCATGACGAGTTCATGGCAAAGTTTGCTGGACACCACATATTTGGCAACATAAGTTTGAGTGAACGAGAAGAGTACACCACATCTTCTGGAAAGAAGTTTCTTGTATTGCACGGACATCAATTTGATTTCTTGACAAAGTATCCGGTCAGCTCATACCTGTACAAGTTGGGTGACTACGGATATGAAATGATTCTAGAGATCAATGAGTGGTTCAATATGTGCAGAAGACTGCTTGGCATGCGCTACTGGTCAATGTCTAAGTATGTCAAGATCAAAGTGAAGAGAGCAGCACAGTTCATTGAAAGTTTTGAGAGTGTTGTTCTTAAGTATGCAAAAGAAAAGAAGTATGATGGAATTGTCTGTGGCCATTTGCATGATCCAAAGATCTATACCGTAAATAACATTACATATGCAAACTGCGGATGCTGGACAGAAAAAGACAACTGCACATTCTTGTATGAAGATTCAAATGGAGAATTGAAACTTGAATCCCTCAGCAGAGAATAAGTATGTTCCATACAGAGAACCAAAGTGGCATGATCCAATCATTGTTGGATTCTGCATTCTTTTGATTACTCCAATCATGTTCTACGGATTGATTTGTGGTTCTATACGAGAAATGCGTAGAGGCAGACAACCCAACAAATGCAAACAGATTAAGGGTGGGTTGACTGACGAAGAAATCGCAGAACTAAAAAAGATAATGAAGTTATGAACAATAAATGACAGAAACACCACCATCGATTCTTTGGTTCGCTTTACTTGCATTTTTACCGGCTATTGTATTATTGTTTGGAGAAATTTTAATTTATATAAAGGAAAAGTATGAAAAATTTAATTAATAAACTTATTATCCCTTTTTCAATTCTTGTTTTAATCAATATAATTGGTTTTATATATCATTGGAATTATGAAGGTGCAACAGTGGGGAGCATCATTGGAATGTTTGTTGCATTGCTTACTAGTGAAATTCGTGCAAAGTTTGATTAAAATGGCAAGATCTAGATCTGTAAGAAAAGGAAAAGTCTGGAAAGATTTTAAAGATAAACGAGAGTATCAAACTCCTGTAAGTCCTAAAGATTTTTCTGATCCTGCACATTATGTTTTGATGCCAGATGATGTAAAACAAATGGTAAATCAAGACATGAGTAAGTTGACTCGCCAACAAGTTGATGATATATTGAGAATAAATAAACAGTACCTGAAAGAATACAATAGACAAACTTACAGTTAATGAGGCCCTATCGTCTAGTTGGCTAGGATACCGCCCTTTCAAGGCGAGAACACGGGTTCGAATCCCGTTAGGGTCATTAAAATTATGAAAGACATCGAACAACGTTTGAGAGATATGGCGTTCAAGTGGCGAGACGCAAACCGTGACATCCACGATCTGTGTAGAGATGCCATTGAAGAAATAATTGTATTGAGAACGAAATGCAAAACCATGGTTGAAACTCAAAAGAATATGATTAATTCATATAACTATGGAACTGGCTGGGGCAAAGACAAAGACGAATAAAATGGAAACACGCAATATAATCGATCACTATCATTATTGGACAGACGATGCCATTCGTGCAGACCTTGACACAAAGCGTTTTAATTATTCAGTTGTCTGTTGCAATATTGGGAATGATTTTAATATTGCTACCGTCATTCGAAATGCTAATGCATTCTTGGCGGAGGAAGTAGTAATCTATGGGAACAAAAAATATGATCGGCGCGGGACTGTGGGAACGCATCACTACACTAACTTCAATCATGTACGTGATATTGATTCTCTATCCAGCTTTTTTAATAGCAGTGCTGATCGATGCGCTGCTAGGGGACAAAGAATCAGACTCATTGGAATAGACAATGTGCCACAGGCACAGGATGTCAATGCATTTGACTTTGATCCGAATGTACATTACATTATGATCTTTGGTCAGGAACAGATTGGCGTTCCTGCAGATGTGCTAAGTATGTGTGATGATGTCTTGTATATCCCTCAGTATGGATCTGTGAGAAGCATCAATGTCGGTTGCGCAAGTGCAATTATCATGAATAATTATTGCGCTAAAATTTACTCCTCGGTGATGTAAAGGTAGCATAAGAGGCTTTGAACCTCTCCGTCTTGGTTCGAATCCAAGCTGAGGAATTATGAGTGGAAAATTAATAATAGTATCTCTTTGTATTGCAGTAGTCATGACAGGATTATGGATTCTTTGTTATGGTATCTATTGCACAATAAGAGACTTTCAAAAAAAATAACATGTTTCACGAATTCAAGAATCCAATTCCAGTAATTACACCGATGGGAGATGGATATGCCATTTATGTTCGTGATGGTGGAACATTTGAAAATGATATTTGGTGTGTTGCCTTATCAGATTCAACTATTAAACATTTTAGAATAGATCAAATAAAAATTTGGAAGAATGCAACTTTTGATATAAAGGAAACCAGAGATGAGTAATATGAAACCAGTTGGGAAATGGATTGTAGCGAAGCCTCTTGTCGGCGGTCAAAAGACCACCGAAGCAGGTATCATTTATACTGAACGTTCTAAATCAAAGATTATTCCTGCTGAAGTCATTGCTATCGGCAATAAACTTACAGAAGACATCAAAGTTGGTGATAAAATTTGGTGGGATGTCAGCAAGATCAAAGATGGTCACGAAGGTAACCACGTTGTTCATCAAGACTGGGTTGAGTTGGTTGAGCGTTAAAGACTCAAACGTTGATCTTGCTTGCTTCGAATATATTGGTTGATCTTATCAAGATAACCCAAGTTTCGAAGTTCTTTGAAGATTAAGTTGCCTTGACCGAACTCACCTTCATTCTCAATACTATTTGATCTCATGTCTTTCAATGTTTCTTTGAAAGACTTCATGGTCTGATCATCAATATTATGTGTAAGCATTTTATTGATTTTATCTTTTAGTTCATTTGCTTTTGAAGCCTCTGGAATTTTATTCAAATCCAAATCTTGATTTACCGGTTTTGATAGCCATTCATTCTTTGATAAACTGAAAACTCCTTGGCCTACAGGAAATTCATGATCGACATCTTGTGCATATATTTCTACTGGATGACCATAAATTTTTATATCATGTTTTGCTGACCACAAATCTTTTTTGTCTTCAAAATAATCTTCAATGAAATCTGGGCAGTCTGCTATTTCATTTGTATCTACCAACAAATGCAAATCAACATCGGATTGTGCTGTATAATTAAAATTTGCATTTCCACCGACAAAAATATAATCTTTAATTGCATTAATTGGTATATTAGCCCATTCAGCCCATTCATTTCCTATTTGAATCAATTTTTCTCTCACTTCTGGTTTCAAATCATACCCTTCCCAGAAATCAGGATTTAATTCATCGTGATATTCGAGTGTCATCAACTGTTCATTTAGAAAATCAGAAAACTTTATAAGTCTCGATTCATTCTTGTGCTGAGAAATATGAATGGCTGTCAATTGACGTTCTGCAGAGGCTTCGGAGTCATGGGTTCCGAGAACTTTGTCGCCCTTTGAATCCATTACCAAAAATTTATTTCCGCGCTTTACGATCATACAAATATTTATAAAGAAACAACCCCGAACATCTCGGGGTTGTCGAATCTAAGATGCGATCTTAGATGGGGTTTAATCGCCCGTATAACGAGAACCTGAACCGGGTGCTCCGTGACCTGTTTGAGAATCAGGATGAAATTCTATTCTTTCTTTTTTTCCTTCTCTTTTTGGTCTAGATGATAATTCTTCTTTATATTTTTTTTCAAGTTCACTCAATGCACTTAATTGTTCTGATGTTGCTTTTTTGTGTCTTTTAGCACGTTGAAGTGGTTCCATTTTTGCTCTGATAGCATCCATTCTTGCATAGAATGCTCCCTCTGCATCTTCATCTGAGTGAGTGGCAATTTTTTCATCTTTGTGATTGGTATCATCCGCATCATTAAATTGTTTAACTACTCCCTCTTCTTTTATTACACGTGGAAAGCCACCATACATGAATTTTCCACCAATTACTTGGCGACCTTCATTCAAGACTGCTTTTTTATTTTTATCTGGTAGCATCAATATTCTCCTGCAACAGTATTTGTAAAGTACTTGCCACCGGAAAGTGGAGTGGCTTGCGCTTCAATTTGCTTTAGACGAGCCTTGATGGCTTCAGCCTTGTGTGGCTCGATTCCCTTTTGCTTCAACATACCACTTAGGTATTCGTGTTCAGCAGCGAGTTCGGTGGCTTCCTTGAGTTCTTTCTTATGCTTGGAATATTCGCGCAACTTCATAGCTAGACGAGCACGTTGACCCTTCTTACCCTTGGCGTGAGCAGCCTTTTCCAACTTCTTCTCTGGGATCTTCTCGCCCTTTTTAATGTGCATTTGCTTGTGAAGGGCACCCTCTTTATGCTTGCGGAGAGCGTGCTGAATCCACTTTTTGTCACTGGCTTCCAATAGTTCAACGCCTTCAGAAAGGTCTAAAAATTCAGTATAGAGATCTTCAAAAAGTGTATCGATCATGTAGTCTGCAATTTCGAGTTCTTCTGTGAGATCTTCGATTCTTTGGATTAATTGGTTTAAGTGATTGATTGTAGGATCCATAAATTTTCCTTGTTTAAATATTTAGAAGAATTTTAAGTTAAGAAAGTTCTATTATATAAAATTTTTCATAATTGATTAATTTATTTAATTTTAAATTTACTTCCAATACTGTTTTTTTTTCAAAAATATCTTAGACAATGTATATTCTGTTATTTGTTTTTTATTTTCATCTAATGGGACAATTTTATTATTATTTAAAGAATTATAATATTGCTCCAAACGAGCCTTTCTTTCCAATTCTTTTTGTTTTTTGGTATCAACTGGTGAATTACCTAAAAACTTTTCAATAAAATCTTCATTCGGATGTGGCATAAAAATATTTAGATCTTGGTTGACTAAGCCAAATGGCCGTTTATACTAATGGGCAATGAATACCAATGAAATTGAAAATTTGTTTTACGAGTACGGTGAGACCATGAAACATATTGGTAAATGTGAAACCAATGAAAAAGTAGGGATGAAAGAATACAATAAACTAGTTGCAGACAAAGAAAAAATTATTCTAAAATTTAATGAATTGATGCAGATAAAACCAAATAAAAAATTGGCGAATGCATTAGGAATAGTATGAGTCAGAGAAAGTTTTCTTGATGATCTCATCGACTTTATCAGGTGCATATCCGCTCAATTTTTCCATTATCTGTTTTCTGACTTCTTGTTTCCATTTTGCCAACCCGGCCTGTGATGCATCTTCAATCCCAACAGGTTTAGTTGGATTATATTTTTGCTCTACGTTGTAAAGATTTCCCATATAAGTATTTATCTATGCCAAGAATAAGAAAAACTTCCCTACAGCCAAAACGAAAACCAACAAAGTCTGTAAAAATTGTAAAACCTGTATATCCAGAGTATTTACAAAATTTTATAGATCGTGTTGAAAAAGAAACACCTTACACAGTCCACATCACCCAATATGCTGAAGAATCTTCTTATAATGTTGGAGTGAATAAAAAAGTAGGAAAAGTACACCACTGCATTTGGGCTGTTGGGTTTGTTACAGATCTTCTGCCGTTGCAACAGTTTTGGACTTCTACTGCATTTAAGGCTATTAAAAAAGACTAAATATTTGTACCATGTACGACAAATATTTTGAATATAATCCAATAACATCTAATACCAAACTTCAAAAGCATAAAGGCATTTTAGTTTTGGGTGGAACCGCAGGGTCATCCTCTTTTAACGTTGATTTTTATTCTGATGCTGGATTTGGTATTACATATCGCGCTCCAGTTACAGTTAACGTATCCCCCTACATTCTTCCATTCCAAATTTGGGGATTACCTTCTGGATTTGCTGCTGGTCTCACTGGTGGTTACATCAACTAAATGACCAAAGAAATTCGCTGCTTGATCACTAACAGGATCTTGCAGCCCGGAGAATGGTTCTGGTTCTCTTGGGAAATGGATGCCCCGATCTCCGCACAAGGTATTGCTGAAATAGAAAATCGTCGCCATAATACTGGCGACGATTTTGCTAAACTGGTATGGGAAGAATGGGAATGGTCTAGAGAGATCGGTTACCCGGATCTTTAACCATTTAACATTCTGTTTATTTTTTGTGAAACTGATTCTGGTAAATGTTCATTTTCTGGTTTGTATGGGTGTTTTCCAGAACCCAGTGAAATAGAACCGTGGCCGGCTCCACGCATTTCATCTTCAAATTCTGCTGCATCTTCTTCAGCCGCTGCATCTTGCTTTGCATACCAATTAGCACGGTTTTTCATTGCATGTGCTCTAATTGCAGCAGCATCTTCCATTTCTTTCTTCCAATCATCATCTTCAAAATCTAATTCGGCTTCTCTTTGTCCTCTGGCAACTTCTGGTGCATTTCCTTCATATCCGCTATCTGGCCCATCAAATAGATTTGGATCAAGGTTTATTGGGGATGCTTTACCAATCGCTGCTCTTCTACGATCATTGGATAACTCTTCTCCGGCTGAGCGTTTTTCTGCAGCAATTTTTGCATGTTCTGCTGCGTCATATTTCAGGTCAGAAAGATCTTCTGGAAATTGTGATGGTCTGCCACGTTTGGCTTCATTTAAAATCTTAAAACCTCTTTTTTGGGATTCAAGCCCAGCACGATTTAAAGAGTGAATCCAACTATAGTAGCCTTTATTGTTCTTCATAAAAATATTTATACTTGACAAGTATTATACTTGATATATAGTAATGCCATGGATTACGGATCACATGGTGCAGGCAAAGGAAGTTCTCCAAGACCTGTAAATTTGGAACAATATGGTAAAAATTTTGATGATATCTTCAAGAAAAAGAAGAAGTCAAAAAAGGTTAAGAAGTAAATTTTTGCGGGTGTAACTCAGTGGTAGAGTGTTGGTTTTCCAAACCAATTGTCGAGGGTTCGATCCCCTTCTCCCGCTTTGACAATTAAAGACTACGAAGCTGTATTGGGATAACTGATACCCAAGCAGCAATCAGAGGTGGGGCGCGGGATACCTCAGAAGAACGCGCAGGGCTAGCATTATACTTCCCAGACTTTGATCGGGTCTGGAAAAAGGATTCAATGCCCGACTTTAGCGAGTGTACTCAAGCGGTCAACGAGGACAGATTGTAAATCTGTTGGCTTATGTCTACGAAGGTTCGAATCCCTCCGCTCGCATTACGGTGATCAGCACGGTGGGAACGTGCAGTCTTGAGAAGAGTCGTACCAGCGTAAAACGGTATACTGTAAATCAACCGACAAAGCTGGAAAATGGGTTCGAATCCCATATCACCATCTAAATAATATTGGTATTGTTGATATTGGATTGAAATGCGTACAAGACGGGGGTTCGAATCCCCCCGACTCCATTAGCCTAACCGAAAGATTCTGCAATTCTTTAGGGATGGCGATTCAAGTCCTCGTAGCAGCGGGGCATTTCCCGAAGTCCTAGGCTTCGGGTCACGGGGTCGAAAGGAATAGATTGGCGTAGAGTAATGAAGAAGGAGATACCCGACACGGGTAACAAGTGTCGTAAATAAACAGTTGCAAAAATTAATTGCCAACCAAATGGCAATGGCTGCTTGAAGCAGTGGGGATTGGTCTCCCGCATCTGAATCGACCCAAGGCTCCTTCGGGAGCCTTGTTACTTGACTACCACTAAATAGGATGTATATTATTCGTATGCCAAATTCTAAACAGCGGGTAACCGCAAGACAACATCGTAAGCGCAAGAACCGTATTCGCAACAACCGTCACAAGAGCCTCATGGAGGCCAAGGTTGGTACACTCCGTCAGCTTGACGCGGATGGCCAACTTCCTTTAACTGTCAAGCAAAAGAGACTGCCTAATGGCTAAAGTTGAAAATAAGATGGCTCTTGCGGAAATTCGCAAGAAGTATGATCACATTGATTGTTTTTTCACTTATTATGATGGTGAAAAGGCTTCCTTTGATTTTTATGGCACAGATGCTTCTGGTACAGAAGTAAGAATTTCTTTAGGTGGATGCGCTGCTTGGATCAAGCACATGGCATTCGGTCCCAAAGATCCACTAAATATCAGTGACGCAATGGAGCGTCATGTAAGATACGTTTCTATTACCGATAATCGTGGTACCGTTATTTACGAACAAATTTTTGACACTAACTAAGGAATTGTATGAATAATTCAGATCACAACGATTTTTCAAATTGGCAAAATGGCGATGAACATGAAATGAACAATCCCAATAATTATCCAAATGGGTTTTTCTTTTATGGTAACATGACTCCAGAATTCCGTGAACTATGGCAGAAGATGCAGAACAACCAAGATTTTACGGAAAACATGAAAGAGTATCTTAACATGGATGACATCATGAAAGATATTTTCAAGAACAATCGTCCAAAGAATACAAATCCTCCTATCAATAATCGTCGCCCTCAAAAGAGCAAACCTCAACCACAGAAAAATGTAACAACTTTTTCCCGTGAAGATTATGAAAAACTAATCGAGATTCGAGGATATCTAAACATTACCGAGCAAAGAGCACACGTAAAGGCTCTAGATAAATTGTTGAGTCAAATTATTATGGTTCCAATTGATCCAAAGGATAAGCAATGACAGACTACACCCCCGGTTCTGCATATCAAAAGGGATTTAATACCCGTATGGCTGGTGGCGATAAAGCTTCAAATGTTTATGAATCCACTTCTGTCTATTGGCAGGAGTGGGTTACTGGCTGGGAAGATGCCCACAACAAGATTATAAATGAAAGCCGTGCAAAGAATTGTGAACAACCAAAAAAGTGTTGTAAGACCAAAAAGTTTATTCAGGATTAAGATTTGCCAAGACTTCTTCTAAAATAATCTCGAACACGTTCATGTGTTCTAGGTCCTATTTGTCCTCGTAAAATAGAATCATCTAAAATAAAATCTTCTCCAGGATTTCTACCTGTATAAACATTCATTGCACCACTTACAACTTGTGGTGTAAATGAAGGATTTTTACTTCCACTTCTATTTACAGTGAATCTAAATGGATGTTCAGCCATTGTACCAGAATATTCATCCATATCAATTTCAAAAGGATTTTTGCCGGGTGAATGTGTAACACCAACAGATAATTCTCCAAGAACTTGTGTTTCTTCTGGATTTAAAAGACTTTCTAATTTTTTAGCATGGGTTCTACGCATTTCGTTAGCGAACCTAGTTCTAGTTTCTGGTTTTTCTAACCAAGGATTTATTATTTCTCTGCGAAGTTTACCATATTCTGCAAACTTACCTTCTTTTTTTAACTCTGCTGCCAATTCTATTGCAGACATACCATCTACTTCAGGGATCATTAAGTCTTCTTCTGCTTTTCTTAATGAAATTCTAGATGATGATGTAGGTGTTTTAACATCTTTATATTGAACACCAATTCCACCCAATTTTGTTGGGTCAATAATTGCTCTTGCACTATCAAATGGTTCAGAATTGGAAACCGGCCTTATTGATAACCCATTCAGTAATCCTAGTACGGATGCTGATCTTTCTTCACCTGAACTTCCTGATTTTGCTGATTGAAAAATTGGAATTACACTTCGATACATATTTTGAAGATGAACACCTTTTTCAATTTGTGATGCTCTTTTTGTTTCAGATTCTGCTCGTTCTAGTGCTGTTTCAAGTGCAGTATTAATATTTTTTTGAGTTACTTCAATTGGTTCGTCTTCACGTTTTTTCTTTTCTTGTTTATTTGTTTTGACAGCCACATTTGTTTCTGGTTCATCGATGGAATCTTGAAAATCATGAACAGAATCTTCAAATAATTTTAATTCTTCAGCATTCAATCCAAATTCTTCTAACATACTTTTGGAAGGATAATTGACCCAGTATAAATCTTGTTCACCATTATCTGGATTGTGCATTCTGATTGCCATTCTACCTTTTGGATTTCTTCGTTGATATCTTTGCAAATAATTTTTTGTAGGACTATCGGGAACGTGCTTCCATGCTTTTGCCGATTTAAAGTCTTGAAATTCTTTTGGACACACATCAAACATTTCACAATTGTCCAATCCACCGGGAATGACTGGAGTATCTCTTCTTGTAGTTCCCATGACAGGATCATTTCCAGAAATGCCACCAGCATTATATCCCGGAGAAGTTGCAGCAGAAGCCATGCCCCCAACACCCATGTCTTCACATAATTCCATGTAACTCAAAGCAGGATCTATGTGAAGTGCAATGTATCCTTCAACGATACCAACATATTCTGGGCGGCTGATTCCAAATTTTTCAAATTCTTCACTAAATATTTGGAGAGTTGTAAGATAATTGTTTAATTTAGCCTTGGTCATTCCCATAGGCAATTCTTCGAATATTTTCTTTAATTTTATTACAAGATATTCAAAGGAATCGATGCTGCTCTCTGGCTTAATTATGTTTCCACGTTCATCAATCGCCCCTGCTTTATATGCTTGCAAATAGGTATAAGGTGCGCTAATAGCGTCAGCAAATTTGGAAGTATAAAAGGATGGAACGTAATTGACTATGTTCATTTAAAGTATTTATTGTTCTGTGAAGGTTAGTTTTCTATCGACACGAGGATCTGTATTCAATTCTGAATACTTTACTTCTGGCAATTCTTTAACCTGAAAACTTAAAAATACTGTAAATGATTTTAGATAGGAATGTAATCTAGGTTCCACTCTAAAAAATAAAATGCGAGCCGCATTTTCTTCACCAAAAACATTTCTTAAAATTATTATATGATTAATTATCAATCGTTCACGTATAGATTTTAATGTCTTGTGTTTATGAATCTTCTGCAACAATCTCTTTACATATTTGATTCTTTTCAAGTCATCAAGAAATTCAATTTTACCAGAACATTCTCTGTTAAAATAACAAGACTGACAGAATTCTATAAAACTTTCTTCTGTCAGAGACTTGTTTTTGTCCATTATTTTATCTTCAGTGCTGACAACCGCAATCATGAGTCATCGAATCTGCATTATTATAAGAAGAATCAGCGATTGGAACGATGACCAGTGACACCTTACGAAGATGATTTGGCTGCTTTTCGACAGTAATGCTTAATCCTAAAGACGTTCCAAGTTTTTCCTTTATACCATCACCCTGAGCAAAACCCTTCTTGTTGACATCGTCATATGGATTTTGTCCATAAACACCGATATCGGGGCTACCATACTGAACAAGTTCAACCATGGTAAGACCATCAGAAAGTTGGGTCTTTGGTAGTTTGAAATCCAAACCAACCATGCTTAGTTTTTGCTTGGCTACAGCGAGAACGCTGTTTGGATCAATATAATCACGCCCAGAGAAGGTGTGCAACATGGCATTGATTGCATCGATTTGGCGAGGAAGTTGAAGATTAAAGGTTCCTTTATCTGTTAAAGGAGACTGACCGATCTTACCTTGTGGATCTCCGATATAGAGACCACCGCCAATGGTGTGTTCTCCTGAGTTTTCAACGAGAGTGGTGATTTTGTTTAGTAGTGTTTTAAATTTCATGGCTGTCCTTTATTTAGTTCTCTTTTTTATTAACCCAAATAGATCGGGATTATAAATTGATTCATTCAACAATTTTGTTGAATTTTCTGCAATACTCTCAGAAATTTGTTTCCACCGACCACCTTTGCTCTTATAGCATTTTGCTGCCCATGCATTCGCATATGCACTCGGATAAACATCAAATTTATGTTTTGCTTGGGCTATACAAGCAGCCCATTTTTTGGGATCCTTGGCTTTATTCTTCTTTTCTTCTTCCAAGATACCTGTATCTTCTTTTAACATAGCAGATACTGGTTTGCTGCTCCAAGTTCTGCAAGCCCAATATTGAGCTTTCCATCTTGGTCCCGGATTCTCACAATGGTGACGAGCGCGGAAGTTTCTGCGACGTGCTGGATTATCACGCTTGATTTCCATGTTAGGATCACCAAAATTTACTTTAACAACATTTCCTTTATCATTTTTGACATAAACTTTATACTTTTTAACATCTCCCCGCATTATTTTATTCAACTTCACTTTTTTATGTTCTTCTTCGTGAATTTGAATCAAATCACCATAATCATTATATTCATCGCCTTCACTAATATCTACGAAACCCATTACGGTATCTGGTGTAAAAATTTCTTTCAACTCGCAACCATTGTCATCCGTAAATGTTATATGATATTCATTTTCATTTATTTCAACCATATCTACATTCAAAATTTGTCCGGATTCATTGATGATAATATCACACGGAAGCAAATCTCTGGCTTCTATTGTTGAAAATGGAAGCGTAGGAATAGTATTCATACTTTCAACAATAAAATAATTAAAGGATTCTTTGATTTCAGTAACACCAGTTTTTACATATACTGGCTTCTTTCCTTTACCTTTAACTTCACCTTTTTTGCCTCTGCCGGCTTTTCTTTGTGCAACTCTTTTTCTTCTTACAAAACTTCCAATGTTTTCTTTTCCGAGTTTTTGTGCTTTTTGGCGGCTCAAGCATGCTGAATAAGCATCTCCTTCTTCAGCATCACCACACTTCCCGACCTTTTCACCTTTAGAATTATATCTATCCCAGCCGGGACCACCGCCAGCTGATTCTTTATTAAACCATTTACCTAATCCAGACTTGGCATAAACCTTTTCAAGAATTGTTTCTACGGTTACGGGATTCATTTCCAACTATCCTTTTTTTGTGTTTCGCCTTTGTGATGACCATTATCTGATCTATTGTTAGATTTATCACGCACACGTAGATTATTTATCCCATTTGATCCACCGTGCCGGAGAGCATGTTTATGATCGATGTCTTTGCCATCTCCCTTTTTTACTTTCCCTTTTTTCTTCATCAATTCTCGTGCGGCTGTTCTGGCAGATCTTTCTTTTCTTTGTTTTGGTTTTCCGTGATAATTTTTATATTCTTTTTTGTAATCTCTTTCATATTCTTCTTGAACAAAATCTTCAATCAAATCAATGTACAAGAAAGGATTATCGCGGATACGAACAATCATATTTTCATAAATTGATTGAACGTTTATCATATGAACTTCTAAATTTTCAGTCAAAATATTAGTTGGATCAGACAATAACCTTGCTTCAGAATCATTAAGAAGACTGTGTTGTTGTAATTTGGAGATTATAAAATTATTAGTTAGCGATTCAATAAGAAGATCATTCAATATTAAAAATGCTTCCGAAAGACTAGCCTCATTTGTGATATTTTCGCCACTGATTACTGGAATTTTTGTTGTCTTTCCATTTATAGTAACATAATTAAACTGTACTGCATTTAGATCTTTTGGTTTGAATCCAGGTAACAAAGTAGCATTCAAAAGGAAATCATTGTTTTTAACAAGATAATCAACCATCAAATTAATTGGTTCTATGCTATCTCGTTGAATCAATAATCCAGCAGTAGGGTCTTGTTTTGCCTGTGCCTCTACAAGAGTTGTAAATTTTTTCATGGTCTCTGCGGCGGCTGGCGAATAGTTTACAATATTTGAAGATGTAATTACATCTTTTGCGGGCTTTACATCTAGAATTGAATCTTTAGAAATGGTATTAAAGTAATCATCACTCAAATTAAATATTCCATTTGCAGTAATCAAAGAATTTGGTGCAACCGTGGGGTCAGTGATAGCATCACCTCTAATTACAGTCTTGAGTAGATTGTTGATTACTGAGGTTTTTAAATTACCTTTTAATCCAACACTTTTCATCAATTCTTTTGCACCATCTTGCCATGCTTTTTGATAATAAGACAGAGATGCAAGTTTATTCAGATTGCCATCTTGATCTATTATTGTGCCAACAACCTTTCCGTTTGGAGTGGTTATTGGTGTATTTTGTAGTTGTTGTAAAAGTTGTGGATTTTCTTTAATTGTTTCAAGATATTGATCTGGAATCAAAGTTGTGGAAAAATTTTCTTTTCCTTGTTTCATTTTTTGGAAAAATGCAGACAACTTTGGATCATTAGCAATTAATTGAGGATTCGACAATGCCTGTGTCAAAGCACGAGAAACATAACCTTTAAAATTTTTATTTGATTGATCAAATTGTGTGGTAGATAAAGATATTTCTCCACCAGCAGAAACTTTGAATCTATAGTTTCCACATTGCATATCTGAAGCACCGTCTGATACAACTGGTTTACCAACAGTTTCTATATTTGTTAAAAGATTTTGAAGGCATTCATCGCCAATCTGAGAAAGAATTTTTCTAGCGCTAAAAAATGCTGCTCTTGTGAATTCTTTAGCATCGGGGGCGAGAGCCATATAAGTCTGCAATTCCTGTGAACTGGCTCCAGTTTTCAACTTAGCCAAGAATACCAATGCATTTAATACTTGTTGATTATATGGAGCGGAACTGATATTACTCAATCCATAAGTAACTGTCAAATTTTCATAAGATAATTTATCAAAATCATTATTTGCGGGTGGTTTACGAACCATTTTAAAATATTCATTTCGAATATCTGGTGGCATACCCATCAACTGTTCCGTGTTCATTTGAGACATGCTCTGGAACATTTGTTGTTTATTCAGTCTTTTGGCTTTTGTATTTTCTTCGGCTGTTTTGGGGCGGGCTTCTTCGCGTTCTTTGGCTTCGGTACTACCCTTTGCTTTGGCTTTTTCTTGAGTTTCTTTTTTATCTTTCATCTCGCCAAACAACAATTTTGATGCGCCTGTTTGTTCAAAATTTGGACTGGCTGCTGTTTGTTGGGCTTCGCCCATGCTTATTCCAACATCACTTACTTTTTGGTGATAACTTGGATTAAATGAATCTTTAAAAATTAATTGAGTGGCACCGCTCTTGGTCTTAACAATAATAATTTCTTTAAGAAGATCCTGTTTAGGCTTTTTATCTCTTGGGACTTGTCTAGCACGCTCTGCACGCTTTCTGGCAGCGTCTCTAGACTTAAAATCGGCGCTATTGCTTTTAGCGCGTTCCATTTTTTCAGCCCCTGCCGCAACAGTAGAGGCTTCAGTTAATGAATATTTGTCCAAAATTTGTAATAAAATGCTTTTAAAGTTCATCTCCAATTATTTAGGCTCTGGCAAATCCTTATATTTTTCTAAAGGGTTGTAAAGTTTCAAATTTTTATAGGTTTTACTGCGACCATTTATCAAGGCTTTGAGATTTGAATACTGCAAACCATTGACTTTTGCGAATTGAAAGATATTATTTACTATAATCTGTTCATTTGTACGAATATCAACCAAAACTGCACTCTTTGTAACGGCTATCTTTGCTGCCTTGGGTTCCTTTGCTTTCTCAAAAGATCCCACACTATCTTTTACATCTCTTACCTCAACAGCAGTCCAACCTTTATAAGTTTTGCGTTTACCATTCAATAATTCACAAATTTTAACAGCCGTCATACCGTTATTCTTGGCAAATTCTGACATATTCTCAAAAAATACTTTTTCATCAGAATCAACCTTCTTCAACCAATACCCATTCTTTTCTTTTACCGCACTTGTCCAGTGCCAATACTTTCCAATTAAAGTAAAAAAACCACCATGTTGCTGTATGAACTGTTGGCGGTTTGTTGCTGCTTTAGAATTGTCATTCATCTTGGTCCATAATTTAGACCCTTTGCGATTCACCATCTGCTCTAAAGAAGGTTCTTCATAATATGCTGGCATCATGGTACTCCTTTATAAGCGATTTTAATGCTTTTACATGCTTTATAGGATTGCCTTGAAATACTTGTCTCAATCCATCTTCACAGGCAATCAAAATAGCAAAATTGTCTACAATTATTCCAGTTCTTTCTTGGAACATCAAAGCATATGCACACGCCTGTGCAAAATAATTGTCAATATCTTTTTCTCTTTTTTGTTTAGTGCTTGCTTTAAAATCTATAATGGATAATTTACCATCATACTCAGCAATGCAATCTGTTCGGCCAGCAAGACCTAGTGTTTTGGACCACAAAGGAGTTTCCAAAGCAACTATGTTATCAATTTTATCTAACTCTGGTCTTAAAATAGAAAATAGAGATTTTAAATTTGAATGTATATTATCATAATCTAAATCTTCATTCTTCAAATATTTTTCTATGACAGAGTGAAACTTAGTTCCACGAGAAGTAACACGTTTACTTTCTTCTGGATTTTTGGCTCTCCACTCAGCAAAGAATTGTTGTTTTTGAAATCCAACAACCGTGGTTACAGAAGGAAATACGCCGTCTGGAGTTTCATATAAACGTTTTCCTTCAGAACTTATTTCTTTTAGTTGACAGTCAAGAGTTATTGGTTTATGTACAAAAATTTTACTACTAATATGCATAAAAACTATTCAATATAATAACACAAATATTGTCCTATGCAATTATTTATCGCATAACTTGTCTGCGTGCAAATGTTCCAATACTTTCAACACCTAAGCCCAAACCTATATTTGTTGCGGCGCCTTTAGGATTCATAGCATACAAAGATGTTTGCGGACTGCTACCACCTAAAGATGGAAATATTAAAGGCAATCTAAATCTTGGTTTTGTTTTAGTTGGTTTTTCTATTTCTTCTTCAGTCTTAGGTTCAGTTTCTGTTTCAGTTTTTGGTTCAGTTTCAGTTTTGGTTTTAGTTTCGGTTTTGGTTTCAGTTTTAGTAAGTCTTTTTGGCTCAGTTTGAGTCTCAGTCTCTGTATCGGTTTTACCAAGTCTTTTTAGTTCCGTTTGAGTTTCAGTCTCTGTATCAGTTTGACCAAGTCTTTTCCGTTCTGTTTCTTTTTCCGTTTTTGTTTCAGTTTCCGTTTTTGGTTCACCTAATTGTGGGAATTCTTTTGGACTTGGTTGGCCAAATTCTTCTGTATCTGGAATGTGAACTTCTTTTGGTTCAACTTTTACAATTGGATTTTTGGTTGGTGGAGTAACTTCTGGTTCAACTTTTACAATTGGATATGTTGTAGGAATATCTAATTTAAATGGTTTATATGTCGCAAATGGCTTCACATTTGGTGTGGGCTGTGCTTGGACTGGCTGTGGAGTTGGTGTTGCTCGAACCACAGGTGCTTCTGCCGGGTTATGCACAACAAACGGATCTGTTGCAGCTTTAACTGCTACTTCTGCACCCGTACCAAATAATTTTTCCATTGCTGCTTTTGTAAAATTAAATACGGGCTCAGCAATTGCCTTTACAACTGGTTCTGCAACTACTTCAATTGCGGGTTCTATAGCAGCCTCAATACCTTCTTTTAAATTAGTATTGTATAAAGGTTTTTTTAATTCACCTTTACGAATTTGTTGATATCGTTCCTCTAAAAGATATTGAATTAATTGTTCAGCAGACATTATTTATTCTCCGATTGTCCTTGCAGTTCTTTTGCTCTTTGTGCAATCCAAGCAGCACGTTCTTTATTTTTACGATCTTCTTCCTCATCTTCTGCAGCATTCTTTGCGTTTATAGTTGGATCTCCGCCAGCAACACCTGTTGGTTTTTCATTCAAATCAGATGTGCCAGCACCTGTCTTGTTACCTGCTATCCAATTAAATGGAGATCTAGCAACATAATATATGCCTTTTCCCATAGCATCTGCTACGGTTGCATGTTTACCTTCTCCCTGAAAAGGTAATTCAGCCCCAGATAATGCTTCGCCCGCTTTATAACCACCGTATGCCGCCAAACCTACTAAACCACCTTCCAATGCACTACCACCTACGGCAGCAAGTCCTGCTCTTGTACCCAAAGCTCTAACACCTTGCCCAATTGCAGTGTCAACGGCTTGCCCTGCTGCCCATGATGCTGGAGTTTTAATCCATGGATTCTTTAATGCTTGTTGTCCAGTTATATCTGCTGCTTTGTCTAAGGCAACATCAGTTGCATATGCCGCACCCAAACCTCCGAGGCCAGCGGGTGTGAACAAATGTTTCACACTACCAGCAACTTCGCTTCCAACTGCTTTTGTAGTTGCTCCCAACCCTTGTTTAAAAGTTGGAAAAATTTTATTCGTAAATGATTGGAAACCGCTCACTGGGGGTGTAGTTTTTGGAGTTTCTGTAGAAGAAGTAGAAGATTGTCCTTTTGCAGCACGACCTTCTGCTGCAGCAGCACGATCCCGCGCTGCTTTTTCTGCTCTTTCGCGGGCTTGTTGATTATAGTCTGCATGAGGATCTTTTACACGTTCACTACTTCCAGAATCTGTAGATGAACTTGTTTTTGGTTCTTCAGTTGGTTTGGTTGAAGATTTTTCTGATTTAGCAGCTTTTGCTTTGTCTCTTCTTGCTTTTAATGTCTCTCGCATACTGTCTGCTTGTTCTGGATTTGCTGCATTGCCTTTAACCCATTCTTCAATTTCAGCATCAGTCATGTTGCTTACATCTTCAAGCAATTGTTTTAATTGTTCTTGCAAAAAATTATAATGCTCTTGAAGTTGCTCTGCTTTATTTTTATAATAATTCGTTAAGTAGTTCATAAGTTATTCTTTACTTAGACATTAAAGTTTGGCGTGCTCTTTTCTGAGCATCAGTTTCTTCCGAACTATTATTTGCTGGTACTGGCCCCAATCCTAAAGTTTCTCTTGCTGTAGGGATTCCACCTGATGATGGAGCCGGAGCAGGAGTCGCTGGGGCTGGTGTTGCTGGTGCAGGAGCAGCGGTTTTACTTTGTGGTGCAGGAGCAGGAGTTTGATTTGGTACAGGTGGCTTTCCTGTTCCGATTCCTAAAGTATTTCTGGCACCTTGTTCACCCGGAGATTGGGCAGGAGCAGGAGCCGGAGTCGATCCCAAACCTAAAGTGTTTCTAGCACCTTCTTGACCGGGAGATGATGCTGGTGCAGGTGCTGGAGTTGAACCAAGACCTAATTGTTCTCTGACTTTAGCGTTTACTTGGCCACCAGTTTGTGGTGCTGGAGTGGAAGGAACGCCGTCAGAAATCTTCAATCCGAGAGATGTTCCTTGGCCTGCTGGAGCAGGAGTGGATCCGGGTTGAGGAGTTGTTCCCGAAGGTTTTGGTGGTGTTGTTCCACCGGGACCTCTTACTGCTCCCGGATTGACTTTTGGAGTATTAGAAGTTCCTGATGTCGGTGATGATGTCGTTGATGCTGGTTTTTGTGATGTTGGTGTAGTAGAGCCCATTACCGTTCCGGTATTGGAGGGTAAGTTGTTTGAAGTTCCGGGTGTTGGTGTTGTTGATTTTTGTGAATATCTTGTTGCAATTGCAGAAGGTGAAAACCGCGGATCTCCCATTTCAGCAGATCTATTGACCCCAGTTCTTTGATTAAATTTACTTAGTTGATTCATTTTATCACGAACAGCGGCATCATTTTCTTGTGAACTTTTTAATGCATCCGCACTAACAGATTGAGGAGAACCTTGTCCAGATGGCATGGGTCCAGCTTCATCTCTAGCCGATGATGCAACTGCTGTTTTAGCAGATTTAGCAGCATCCATAGATTTATGTAAATCATCACGCATCTGATCTCTTTCTCTTGCTGCTGCAATGTTTGCCGAAGCAATTGCTGAATTGCGAGCAGTGTTTGCTGCTTTCCATTCTGCATAATTTGATGTAATTGGAACAGACATAGCGTGGGCCGATCTAACTCGGTCTATTATATCTGCACGACGATTGTTAGAAATATCATCTTGTGGATTTGTTTTTTGTGTAGGTTGTGAAGGTGTGGAGGAAGGTGGCTGTCCATTTCCTTGGCCAGATGGCGGTGGAGTTGTTGGTGTTGGCTGTCCATCTCCTCTTTCCGAATATGGTGTTGGAGTTGCTGGTGTTGCTGGAGCAGAAGTTTTTGGGGTTTGTGCTGCTTGTTGTTCCCTATCTTTTTGGAATTGCGGCTTTGGACTAAATTCGTTTCCAGTTCTTGGATCAATTTTAGTTTGACCAGATTGTACTCTGGCTTCTTTTTCCATTTGCTGTTGAACTGCTTGTTTTCTTACAAGTGCACCCTGCAAGTCCCGAGTGGCCTTTTGCTGTGCTGTCAAAGGGACTCCGGGTTTTACTTGTTGTTGGCTAATTTGAGATTCCAACTCATCCGGAGTAGCACTAGGCGACATTCCAGATTGCTTGGCATAATTTTCTATTTCAGCATTAACATCATCAAAAATTCCTTCTTTTATTACTTTGAAGGGATTTGAGGCAATATTTTTAGTAAATGCCTTCGTACTGGGAGTTCCATTGGCCCTAATGGTTTCCATGGCACTAATTGCTTGACGAATAGTGTTTGCTGAGTTAATATTTGGACTAAATGAAGACTGTTTGTACAGTTTATTTTGTTCCAAAATATTTTTCACACTAGACATAACGCTGGGTTTTTGCGGAGCAGGAGTCGCCGGAACGTTACTTCTACCCATGAAGTCTTTGACTTCCCAATAAAATTGTCTATCTTTTTTATTATCCATGGCTATGAAATATTTAGATTTACATAAATACTTAAAGAATATGAAGAAACAGGTACTCTTGCTCAATCAAGATAATACCCCTCTTAATATCATCACGATTAAAAAGGCTTACAAACTTTTGACCCGCGACAAGGTTTGGGGAGATGACTCAAACGAATGTTACGAGGTTGTTTCTGTTTCTAAAATTGTTAAAATTCCCAAAATTTTAATTCTAAAATATTATGTAAAATTGCCTTATAAAAAGGCATCTCCATCAAGACAAAACATTCTGCGTAGAGACCAGTATTGCTGTCAATATTGTCACATTGAAATGACAGACAAAGAAGCGACAGTTGATCACGTCATTCCAAGATCAAAGGGGGGATCTTCCTCTTGGGTTAACATGGTTGCAGCGTGCAGAGACTGCAATTTGGCTAAAGGTAATAGAACTCCAAAAGAAGCCAAGATGGAACTCAAGTCCAAACCAAAAGAACCTTCATACGGATTCTTGTTTGAAAACATGCTAATTACTTTTAGGAAAAAATAATATGCCTAATTATGCGTTTAAATGTGAAAAGTGTGAACATACATTTGATGAAATGTTAAATCTTTCTGACCGTGATGTTCCTACCAAGAATCCATGTCCACAGTGCAAAAAGAAAAAGGTAGTTCGTGACTGGCAGGCAAGTACGCCATCTCTTGCCATGGATGCAACTTTGAATCCTCAAAAAGTTGTAGGAAGCCAGTTCAAGGAAGTTATTGATAGAATGAAGAGCAGTGGTCAGGTTCCCAAAAGATTCCATGAAAAACTAGACAATAGCGCCAACATGAATGCTGGACGTATTGTTCGTTAAATTTTTGGTTTAATCAAAGATTTAAGAATATAAAAACTGTCAATCACATCTGTAACCGGATTGCTCAAAGTTTTCTGACCGAAGACCGACAAAAGATCGGTCTTTGTCTCTTTGGTGAAGGCTTCGTACATTGCCTGTTTATCAGCGTTACCTTTGCCTGTGGCGAGTTTCTTGACTCTGGATGGCTCAACGATGGTCACAGGAACGGCGAGTTTATGGAGCTTATATTTCAGTATTCCACAATTTTCAGCAAGATTAAAAATTTTGCCATGAGCAGCATATGCGTACCCTTCAATTGCTACATCAGCAGCACCAACACATAAATTTGTGGCCCATTCTGATATGCTGTCGAATCTTTCTGTGTCATATGCATATTCCTCAAAACCTTCACCATTTATATTTGGTGCAATTTTTGTGGCATACTTCTTAGTATTGGTCAAAAAATAAAAAGAGCAATTTTCAAAACAAAATTCTCTCTTTTGATCAAAAAGACATATGGCCGGGCTGGTGATGGAATAATCTATTCCGACTAACATATGAAACACATATATATTTATACCGTGGCCAGAAACGGTGGTTCCTTAGTAATCCGATGAGTTGTTCTTCGACTGGCCTCAAAAAGAATACGTGGAACACCCACCGTCTCTGACCAAAAATATTTATAGAAAAATCCTCCCTTAATCGGGAGGATTTTTTCAATTTTATGAGAAACTTATTAAAATTTATATATTATTTACGGGCTCCTGGGAATGCTTCATAATTTACTCCAGTTCCGTTTTTTAATGCTTTATTTACATCACGCGGTAGATTGAACAAGGCTCTACCAGCATCATAGAAAGCATGTCCAAGATCACCCATCAAAGTGTGTTGTTCTTCTGGGGCAGGAGATGCAGGTCCTTCAACATCAACACCGGGTGTTGCTGGTGTTGCTGGTGTTGTTTGAGTTATTGGATTTCGTCTTTTAGGATTATATCCAAGTTCTTTTTCGAGTTCTGCACGATTTCCTGGAGTATCTTTTCCAATCAATTGGATCACGCCAAGATTATTTCTATTATCTTTTGGTTGTTCGACTTTATTTGGAACATAATAAGAAACTTTTGGATTATTTGTACCTTGAACAATATTTCTTGGTGTAGAAGTTTGTGTCGGAGTTGGTGTCTTTTGTTGTGATCCTGCAGCTTTTTGATTCATTTGATCCAAGAGATTTCTGGTAGCACTCATGACATCAAATTTTGGTTTTTCTTGTTGTGGTAAAGTAGCGGGTTCACCATAGTGTCTTGTTGGCTCAGAAGACTTTGGAGCATTACCGCTATCACCTCTATCACCTGCAAAAGAACCGGGGAGTTTGGCTGGAGCAGTAGCATCCTTCAACCACGAATCGTCTCCGGTATATAATTGACTTCTGTCAACTGGGGCTGATTGTGGTTGGGGTTTTGCTTGTGCTTGTGGCTTTGGTGTAGAAGTTTGTTGTGGAGCCGATTGCCTTGCTTGTGGTTGGCTTTGTGGTTGTGGGGCAGACTTGGCGCTGGAAGCAGAACTGCGGCGATTTAGTTCGGCTTGAGCATCTCTGTATTCCTGATCTTGTTTAGCGTCATCAACTTGAGCACCAAACAACCCAGTTCTCTTGTGTTGCCTCATTTGATCGCGTAATTGTTCATCGCTAAAAGTTTGTTGGCCTTGACCAGTACCACTAAAAGTGGAAGCAGGGGCGTCTTCTTGCAATGAAGCCAATTTTGCTTCGAGAATTGCAACTTGTTCCGATAATACTTGTGCTTTATTTTTATAAAAATTTGTTAAATAATCCATTAGAAAGTTCCTCAATTTATTTAGATTAAATAAAAAATCCACCTTTATGGGGTGGATTCTTTATTTTACTGGAACGACAGGACTCGAACCTGTAACCTATCCGTTAACAGCGGATCGCACTACCATTGTGCTACGCTCCATAGAAGAATCAGACTATCTGGCAACCGCCAGCACTGCAGGCAAATTCCTTTGCCGACTCAGTATTGTCTTCTGCCTCATATTTAGCCAGATCCTTGAAGTTAACTTTAACTTTTGGATGGGCTGCATAGGTTGCAGAATCAATTTGCTCAAATGGAGCCTGAGCGTATGTGTGACTGTCTCCACCGGGAAGGAACGAGATGCCTGTTGCGACATCGAAGTTCTCCCATAGCCATTGACCGACTTCAAGGAATTCAGAATCCTTGTAATTGACGGTGATTGATGGCTTGTGTTGACAATAATGTTCCTGATATGTTTTCCACAGATCCAAGTGATCCAGTGCACGGAGTTGATCCGTAGTAATGGTTCCCTTGGGAGCCTTCATTGCAAACGTAAAGACCGCTGTGTTATTAGGATTGATCACATCATCTTCGCAAGGAACGCCTTGATCCTTCATTAGATTGTAAATTGGATCCTTCTTGTCAATACGAACTCTTCGGAAATAATAATCCGCATAACGGGGATGTAAACCAGAGGCAGAGTCAACCAAGCAAGAAGTGGTTCCTTCAGGCTTGACGCAAGTGATTGACTTGCTGGGATTGATACCCAACTTATCTGCCCACTTGAGGTTTGTGGCGATTGCATGATCTCTAAGAGTTTCTAATAGACGAACCAACTTTGGCTTGCCTTCAAGACCACTTGTAAGTTTGTTGTCATAGATACCAGTCATGCTTACACCAAGAAGTCTTTCATCTTCGCAGTTCTTCTTCCACTCGGGACGAAGATATGGAAACTCCGTGAATGTTGACTGTACTGTTCCGATGATTGTGGCAATTTCAATCTTCTTCTTCAGAGTTGAAGCCGTATCATCTGCACGAACAACAACAGTAGAAAGATTGCAGAACTCAAATGGCTTGAGAATGATTTCTGAGCATGGGTTTGTTCCATACTCACAATCAGCATCCCGCCCCCATTTCGCTGCTTGCTCTTGCAATGCATTTCGATTGATCATTCCACGCTCACCGCTATGGCTGTTGTAGAGAGAAGTCCATTCTTCTAGGAACTGACCCATTGGCGGACGACCACGATAAACTGCGGAGTTGTTTGCGTAAGAACGGAAACCAGCCTGCTCCCACCACGCACCGCTCTTGCAGTGAGCCATCTCACGATCAGAAAGATCGCTGAGAGAAATCATAGCAGAACGACGAACGCCCCCGACGATAACTGCATTGGCAATAGCACAGCAAATGTCGTGGCATTCAAGAGCAGTAAGTTTGCGTCCTTGTGCATTGTAGAAAACCTTGACAATGAACTTGAATAGATTATCAAGTGGCGCAGGGCCGCTTGCACGTCCACCAAAGGTCTTCAAACGAGCACCAGCAGGACGAATGTTACTAAGATCCCACTTGACATGACGACCAGCATACAGATGCTCAATCAAAAACTTTACAGCGTTTCCCCAACCTTCCTTTGAGTCTTCAACGACGTAAAAAATATTGAATACTTTTTCTATCTTGTTTGCGACTGTGGGAAGTTTGTCCGTGTATTGACGTTCAGCGGAGTACCCGACTCCTGTACCATTCATTAGAATTACAAACAACTCAGCAAATGATTGAACAGAATCAATCGGTAGATATGAGCAATTGTAGAGACAAGTGTTGTCATGATCCAATGCTGGGCCTGCAGTCATCAGACTTCTCATCGAAGGAAGAACCTCAAGATTGAGGATTGCTTCCTTTACATCTGGACGTTCCAATAGTTGTGGAACCTTGTTGGTAAAATATTTCCACCAACGGTCTACACATTCATCCCAAGTCTCACGACGATTCTGGTCATTGAGCCATCTAGAATATCTGGAGATGAAAATAAACGATTGAAATGGTGATAAAATTTCTGCCATAGTTAAATCCTTAAGTTGGTGTCTTATTTAGTTGTTAGAGTCTGCCAGGAAACCGGGAAAAGGGGAGCAATTAATTTGTCAATTGCTTTTGCATATTCCTGAATTTCCCATTGTGCGTGGGCATCGATTCTCAAATTATAAACGCGGGCAAATGCATAGAGAGAACCAGTCCACACAAATTCCGTATAAGTTCCTTGTGGCAGTATTGAACGTGCTTGTTCAGGAGCAACACCATCCACCAAAAGTTTATTGTAAAGATCCAGACATTCCTTTGCAACACCGTCATATTCTTGACGGAGTTTGATACAAAGATCCAAATCTTCAATTGCGCCGCTGCTGCCTTGCTTTGCTCCATCAGTTGGAGCATTTCTCCAAAGCGGAGTATAAATCTCAGGCTCATTTGTAACATATCTACGACTGACCTCGTTCATCACTAGGCCAATTTGATGCTTACCAAGTTGTGCACGAACAAAGATCGGGCACTTGATACGCAAACTGATCTGTGCATGACAGAAAGGAGTGAAGTGATTGTGCTTTGCAAGATACTTAATAAGTTTTGTATCTCGCTCAGACAGTTCTTTTTTATTGAAGCCTGTCCAATGGGGCTCACTTGCCCAAGAACTTTCTTTATTGAAAGAAACTCTGGCAGCATTAACAACACTAAGATCAGAACCCATGTAATCCACCAGATCAACGTGTCCGTGATCTAGAACGAAGTACTTAGTCTGCTCCATTTTTATGTTCTGAATCTCTGTCATCAATTTCATCCTCATCATTATCTACAAGTTCAACTTTAACACCGGGTATCTTTGTGAAGTCTGCTGCATATTCTCTGGCACGGGCCCAAAGTTTTGGATCCATCTCTTTTACATATTCACCAAATCTTTGTACAAAAGTAAGATATGCTTCGCTAGCCTTTAAGATATCTTCTTCTGTCATGTCTTCATTATCATCCATTTTAAACCTTCTTCCAGTAAGTATACTTCATTTTAGCTTTTAGTCCAGAATAAACATTATTGATTATGAGTTTCATGGTTATACTCAATCCATATGCATTAACCATGTCGTTGATGTCTTTTCTGTTTATTTCTTCAGGCCAAATTACTACATTTCTTCCGGCCTGAACATACTTTCCAATCAATTCAACAATCTCAGTATTTCGTGGCTCATTGTCAAAGATAAAAACTATATTTGACTTTTCTATCTTTTCAGGTAGGGTGTCCAGCCATCCTGCACCTTGCATTGCAATTCCATTTGGAATAAACATGGAATCTATTGGACCTTCTGTGACGTACACCGTTTCACGTGGGTCTATCTTATCTAGATTATACCAAAGGCGCTCGCAACCCTCGCGTTTGAGCGTGATATAGCGGACTGCAGTCTCAGATAACGCTCGCCCTTGGACTCCCAGTAACTCTCCGCTTTCATCATAGAACGGAATGACCAGACGCTCTTCTTGTTTGCCTTCTCGGTCAAAGGACTGCATGATCTTACTAAAATCATGAGTGTAATAAAAATTACTATACTTTTCTTGTGGAATATGTCTAGATGCAAGATATTTTACTGCCTTGTGTTCTGCGTTTAGCAAGTCAACCCGTGTGCCCAAATCTGTAAAAACTGGTATGGATCGTTCTTTAACACTTTGTTGAACCGGCTCAGGCGCTTTCTCTTTAAAATTTTCAAATGCATACTCTTTGCAGAGCGTTGGGCTAATAGTTTCAAGTACACCATATAGGTTGCAAGAAAGACCGCAGTTGTGGCATTTGTAAACATATTTTCCTTTGTGCTCAAAGAAATATCCCCTTGTCTTGGATTTATTTTTCTTTGAGTCGCCACACTTAAAACATCTGCATGTGGCTAGGTTATCCTTTTTCCACTTAAACTTCTGAAGTGAACCGGATACCATGTTAACATACTTCTTGTCAATATATATACTC